GCCCTCTGTATAATATCTTTTATTATTATGCCTGCTGCACCTGCTCCGAACATCCATAAAATCTTATCGAACTTTTTAGATAAATCTTTTATATCTAATCTTAAATCCTTGTGATCTGCTTTATTTTGCGTATCAATATAATTTACTTTATTTTCAGTCGAGGCTATAGAGTGACTAAATCCATTAAATATTTTCTGTCTCACAAGCACTAAATCATTTTTAATATTTTCGATAGTTTTCTCAAGTTTATCCATTCTAGCATCCTCATATCGTCTTTGTTGTATGTCACTCATAATCTACCCCTCTAGTTTACACTGTACTGTCTGCAATCCATAGCTTCTTTATATGCTTTCATTATTCAGCCTATCTTTTCTATTGTTATATCAGAATACGTTTCATGATCTACTGTGAATGTCATAGCTGTACCAAACCCGTTAGAGGTCTTAGTTGATGCACATTGGTGCTGTAATTCAATTATACTTGTACTTTCAAAAGAACAGTCCCCTTTAAAAGGTATATTGTTGGATGTGTAAACATTTGAGGTATGTGACTTACCACCCCCCCCCTCAAAGATTAGAGAGTTATCTGTTATGTTATATAGTCTGTTTTTGCTGTCAGACACACTGTATGCTGGTGTATTCCCACTAATTTTATATACTCCCGCTAGTAAAGTTATTTGATTACTACTTAAAGAAGCTCCAAATAAAGAAGTCTTTACTTCAGTATTCAAATCCCTTGTTCTCCAAGCCCCTGAAGTAAAAGTCCCACCATCAGTTCCTGCTGTTTTCTGGTCTTGAACATGAAACCTAAATCCTCTCATATCCTTAACTTCCCAGTTACCACCAACAGGTAATAAAGTAATACTACTCTCACCTTTTAAACCCCAAGAAGAAGCTGGATTCCCATTTATAGTCTGTGAATCATAAGTTGCAAAATTAACTACCCCTGCACCACTACCTTTTCGCTTAATAAAAAACTCTGTCAACTGAGTACTTGCATCGGGCAGGGTAAAAGTTTGATTATCACCTGTTGTTATATTAAATACTTTACGGAAGGAGGTATCAGCATAAGTAGCTACTTTAAGTATTTGAGTAAGTACTACTTTGTACTCCCAACCTGAAGTTGGTACTGTTGCACTGGACCCATCCTCTTTGACGTAACGCCCTTCCTTGGCACCTACCTGTAAAGCACAAGTTGTTAAACTTCCAGATATGCTATTTAATCTCTGCCCATAATAGTAAGGGCTTGCTCCTACATATATATCATAATTTGTAATATTATATATTTTATCTTCAGTCCCTACTTCTCTTACAAATACCTGACCTGTATACTCATCAAAAGGTACACCCCAATCATGTGTTATAGTTATGCTATTCCCTGGTGTCCATGTTGATGTACTACTCCAATCTTGTATATACTGAATAGCACCAATAGGCTCTCCTGATGTAGTAACATGCTCTACTTTTATATAACCGAAAGAAATATTTGTTTTAGGTCTTGTTTCGTTGGTTGGTCGTGGTGTGCCGTTTGAGCCATCTTCTGCATAACCTGTCCAATCCAAGTTTTCAGGATATTCTATATCAACATTATCATCTGTTGTAGGTATTTGGTATCTATCTCCATTGTTCCATACTACAAACCTATCAAGAGAAGTATGAATATGTGCCTGCATAGCATCATCTAGTACTATCCCTTCTTGTGTTAGGCAGAATGTGCCTTCAGAAGTCATAGTAATAGCTGACGAAGCAGATACTGCATTTGCTTCTGTTGTATGTAATGAAATAGTAGTAGCTGAAAGAAAGGCTATATAGTAAGTAATTTCTGTATCAAGCTCAGAAGGGATAGTTCCTTTTACTCGTATTGGTACACCATTAGCACCTGTTGGCAAAACGCCTCTTGTAAGTTTTAATGATGATACATCGGCTTCTGATAAAGTGATCACTGTACTTGAAATATCTGTTGTTCCATCTATTTCTACACTATCAGGAACACCAACTCTATTATAAGCACCTGGAATCGGTGTAGGGTAAAACATGGTACTTGATTCTGAAAGATCAGCGTCCCCTGCTGCCAAATGCTGTGAATTATAGATATGTCCTATTTTATTCCATAATGCTGGGTAGTTTGCTTGTGATATTGCATTATCAAATGCAAAAGATAAAAGTCCATAAGCTGATAGATCTTCATAAACAGGAAACCAATGCAAAGACCCGATAAGAACTGCACTCGTACCGCTTGCAAGAGCATCAATTTGACCCTGTAAATCATTGTAATATTCAGCGAAATTTACGTCACCTGAATAAAACCCTGTTGCGTAAATAGTACCTGTCTGATATGTAGGATCTGTTATTGTTATTTTCTCATATACGGTTTTACCATACACCTTAGTTAATGTTTCATTTTCTTCTGATAATTCAAACCCTGTTATATCAGTTCCAAGTCCATCGGCTTGAGTGTTAAGACTAAATCCATCGGCTAGAATTGCGTGTAAATCTGTGAAATAAAAAGTGTCACTCCCTGCATCAGTTATTTCTACTCCTGAAAACGCAAGCCCTGTTGGTACTAAATCTTTATAATTATATCTCGTTGTTACTCTACCCATTTAATTTCCTCCTAAAGTTGATAAGCTCAAAATACCTGAACTCAATACACTTGATATACTTGTATCATCTATATATATTTTATCATCTGCTTCAATCTGTTTAATTGTAATTCCCATTTCATAACTTGATAAATTAAGGTTTACACCAAGCACTTGAAACCTTGATCTCGGTAAAATTTCTTTTCCATTTTGCCTGGCATACGTGTATAGAATATTATCCAAAACTCTCATGTCTATATTTTGTGTTTTGGTTGTAAGTTTTATCGTTGGGTAAATAAACTTTGACAATTCCATGATGTTTTCTGTTAAGCTTTCAGCATCTGCACTTGAAGTCAAGGCAGTTTTGAAAGACCGTTCTTTTTTCTGCCTATACCGTCCAAAAACTTCTGCTTCATAATCGCTATTAGTAAATAATTCAGGCTCTTTTGTAAGCCAATCCGTAGAGTATTCCACTTTTACCGATGATAAATATTCTTTGCTATCATAACTAATTGAAGGATCGTCCATTAGTTCATCTTCAAATATTTCTATACTTGGGGTTCTATCAGGGTCATAACTTCTATATGTGAAACGTCCATCTGCCAACACATCAAAAACACCCTGGTTGTCAGTGCAGATTTGCTCTACCACATCGACACTTGATAAGAGATTTCCTTTTCCAATCCAGATGCCTTCATTTTTCACACTTGCTTTTTCAAGCTCCCATTCTGTTGTATCATAATTTGCACTATTGTAAGTTACATTTTCATAATTTCCCAAAATATGAGTTATGATATCAAGTCCGTTTTCAACAGTTGATTGACTACATGTTACATATAATTTGTCGTCTGTGTCTGTGCCTGTAAAAGTTCCATCAACACCCGTACCGCTATGGCTAAAGGTTGCCCCATCTTTATCTATAACTGTAATCCCTGAATCAATATTAAGTAAACTTGTATCTGCAAATGTCCAATTACCGGAACTTGTTTTATATGCAGGAACGTTTATAACCGACCCGAAAATCAAAGGCTTTGGAGTACCATCTGATAAATTATTAAAGGGTAATTTTCTTGACAACAATTTTCTTACATCTGCAATTTGCAATTTGAAAGTGTTAAAATCATGTGTAAAATCTTCGACCCTACCTGAGTAGACCAACAGGCTCTCATTATATGGAAGCCCTGCAAAAGATAATCTTATTCTTACAGGTTGCCCGTATAAATCACGAGTTGCGAAGTCATCAAAATAACCATCTTCGTTCTTAAATGAAATACTACCACCTTGATATTGCAATAGTCCAAAAAACAAACTGTCTTTTTTCTTTGATAGATTAGGTATACTTTTAACACTCGGGATATATTCAACATCTTCAAAATAATTGTTGCCGTCTATTCCATAAGTAAAACCGATAACCGCCCCTGGTGCTTTCGTAGCATAATAAGCTGGTGGATTCCAACTGTCAAAACGTACATATATTATTGTTGTATCGGTATCATAAAACCATGACTTTTCTGTTGATATTACAAGACTTGAACTTGTAACCTCGGTGTAAATCTCACCACCAATATTGAGAGAACCGATGTTATAATATTGAGAATTTCTTCCACCCCAGTAACCTGTATTCCCATTATCATCTGCAACTAATTGACTGCCAGGGGATAGAGTTGTTTGCCAAATACCCGGCTGGTAATTTATCCATGTTACAGATAAAGGAGAGTCTATCTCTACAATGGTTATTTTTGTTGATGATGGTTTTTGTAGTTCTGTATTAAAAGTCATTTGATACCATTATAAATAATACTACCTGATAAAATCCCCAATGCAGTTATAATTATTGTGGCTACTCCTGATATCTCTATCTCGGTTTGTGTATATGGCTCTTGTAAATCGTCATCATATCTTAACGTTGTACATCCCATAATAATAAAAATCATTAGTACTAAAAACATATTTTTCATACTTAACTCCTATGATATTCTTTGAAACAAACCTAACGGGTAAACTGTAGATCCACTCACATACACTCTGGTTTGCAATCTCCATATACCTACTAATCCAAGAGTTACCATTCTTCCTGAATAAATAGAAACACCATAATAAACATTGCCCCCCTCTCCATTGAAAGGACTCCCATTTGTAGATGTTGATCTTACTAAACTTGATCCCTGTACGGTTGTCCCTGGCAAATATTCTGTCGTTCCTAGCAAATCCGTAGAGCCTGCAATTATGATAGTCCCTATTTCGCTATAATTACAAGAACCATGTATACTACCATTAACTATTAAATCATTAGCCACTTCAAAATTATTCTGAGACATTAAAAGAGCTTTATTCTCATACAACGTTCCACCACTATCTTTATACATACTAAAGAACGCCCGATCATTCCCATTATACCAACCCTGTAGGGCATCATTCCAAATAGGTGCAGTCTCACTATAAATAAACTCTTCTGCTGACTCATCGTAATACAAGTAAAAAGTAGTGCTATCAGATATTCCACTGTACCCTGTTGGTGTTATATCAGTTCCCTCAACTATAAATAGACTGCCATTATTTTCAAATACACTACCTACTTTAACATCCGGTGCTGAATCCGTATCATATTCTGAAATAGTTATTTCCGCCTTACCCTTAAAAGCCTTATCTAAACTCGTCATCATTGTGTTAAAATTTACATCGCCTATTGCATAATCATTAAGTGCTGTTACTGCCATTATTTCGCCTCCCTAAAACTTGCCGCTGCCTCATAGTATGCCGGATTCGCTAACAAATTGAAACTGATCTGATCAACATCCATGACAACATAATAAGTCACCATATCAAGACAATCTTCATTAAATGTTATAAAAAACGGATCTGTAATATCTACCGCTTCAAACCATTCAATAATTTCTGCTTTCTGTGAGTGTGATATTTTCTTCCACCGTATGGATATCATATCATAGAAATATCTTTTATCACCATAAATATTACCGGCAACACTTATAGACTTTTTACTCTCACTTTTTCGAGTGTGTGAAAATAAAGGTGCTATTCCTGGGGAAATTTCCGCTTCCGATCCGTATACTCTGCCGATAGAAATAAACCCATCTGTATTACCTGAGTCCACTATTTCAAGTCTCCAATACCTGTAAGAGCCACCCGTAAACGATTTGTTTATGATTCCACTACTCCAAGTCAAAGTCTCATCTATCGAAGGACTTGACCAAGTATTTGAGGCGTTGCCCTGCCATTTTAAGACGGTGACTCCCGAACTAATATTATGATTTGCGATAGAAATATTATCTATTGTTTTTGCAGAGCCTAAATCAAAGGTAATAGTCACCGAAGTGCTATCATCGGATTTATATATTCTGGTCAGTCTACTGTCTAATAAATTAGACACCGGATAATTTATATTATTACTATTTGCCGAAACAATAGCATTTCCTGTTGTTTCTGTAGTCATTAGTTTCATACCAAACTACCCCTCGGTATTCTTATATTTCTATTGTCGATTTGTCTTTGTAAATAGCCGATAAACTGTTCACCGTCAATATTCAATATCATAGTGTCATTGCCTCCACCCTCAGAGCCTCCCAAAGGTTCTACCGTTACCCGTTCACGCCCCGAAGCGTTATCGCCTACTATTGCGGGGCCATCTGTTGTATATGTTCCACCTGTGGGGAAACTCTCTGCACTTGCTTTAATAGCACCTGACGCAATATATGCACCTGTTGCAGCCGCTGTGTATGCGATACCTGTTGGGATATTACCCGAAGCGTACGCAATGGCAGCCTGAATAACTGCTTGATCTCCTAAAGCACTCACCACATTTGCAATAGATACTACGGCCGCTTTTTGAAGATCTTTCCAATCAGCTTCACCTTTAGCCATTGCAGCACCCAATTCTTCAAGAGGCCCTTTAGCAAATCCGGAAATAGTTTTACCCATAGAAATATAAGCGGCTTCTTTTTCATCCATATCTGCTTTAGATTTATCATATAGCTCTTTTTCGGTGTCATATAGTAAATTAGCTAGATCAATTTCAGCTTGCACACCTATAGCCGTAATTTCTTCTTTTGTTAGCCAGCCTTCACGAAAGTTTTCTACTTCTGTATCATTTAGACTTATTAAAGTTTCATTTAAATCTTCAAGAACTGCCTTGACTTTTGGAGTCTGTAAAAATGTATTGTAATATGCAATTAAACTTTCAGTAGCTTCTATTTGACCTTGAGTTGTACCGGCAAAGGCATCATTTAAGTTTTTAAGATCTGCTGCTCTTTCTTCTGAGGCTTTTTTATCGGCTGCGTCCTGTTCGGCTTTTTTCTTAGCTGCCTCAGCCGAAAACTTAGCGTCTAGAGCCTCACTGGCAGCTTTCTTTGCTGCTAAAGCTATCTGTAACTTTGTTTCTTTTATCCTATCTTTTTGTGCTTCAATTGCTGCCTCTGAACCAGCTATATTTATTTTTTGAGCATCGTATAAAGCCGACATTGCAGAGACTTGATTTATTAATTCTATATTTAAAGCTGTTACAGAATCTTTCCCATCTGCTGTGCCTGTTTTAAAATCCTTAACAGCCTGATTTATCTTGTTATTTTCAGTAACCCAATTTGCAAAACTTTTTACTATCTGGTCACTTACTACTAATAGAGGAGTTAAGCCCTCATTAACACTTTCACCTAAAGCCTCTTTTAAACTCAAAGTTGACTGTTCGAGTCTACGTGTAACATTAGCATGGCTATTAAAAGTACGCTGGACATCTCCAATAGCATTGCCCGACTGCTGAGTAGCAAGCGTCAAAGTAGCTGCTATTTTAGCCTGTTGCTCACTCGCAAAAGTTAAACCCTCTGTTTCTTGTTTCAATAACTGAGCTTTAATCATCGCATCGTTTATAACGATACCATAAGTTTTCAATGATTCTCTCTCACCTGAATAAGCAGCAGTCAAGGCTCTTGAAACTGCCTCCGCTCCACCTTGTGCATTAGAAAAACTTGCTACATCTGAGGCTAGTTCGTTGGTTGCAAGAGATACCCCTGCAGCTGCATCTTGTGTAAGACCAAAGCCTGTCAAAAGGTCGGCTGTATCACCTAAGAGTTTTCTAGCCGTTGAACCTGCAAGCCCGAAGGACTCTGCAAACCCATCTGCCATACTCTCGGCTTCACCTGACATGTCACGAAAAATAGTAGCGTATTTTGAGCCTATTTCTTCAGCATCGCTTGCAGCTTTTGAGAACTCTTTGCCGAGCTTCACCATACCGATAACAACCGCACCTATTGCAGCTTTTCCGGCTAGAGATTTAAAACTTTTAAATAATTTATCACTTGATTTGTCAGCAGTTTTTAAGCCCTTAATAGCTTTAGAGGTTTTGGCATCAACGGTTATGTAAATAGTCTCAGCATTTATAGCCATAATTAACCCCTTATATTATCATACGCTTGCTGTAATGTCGTAATTCCCTCAATTAAATGAGCCGGATTATTACCCCAGACCGGACTTAATGGCAGTGATCTTGTAAGCCTGCCATTATTCCAGATATGATACATACTATAAAACTCTTCATTAAGAAAATCCGGTATTTCCTTATATTCTAAAAATGCTACCGGATCTTTCATATTGCCCAAGAAAAAAATGCTATCTTCGTATCCTTTCGGCACTTCGGTTTTACCTTCAGCCACAAGATACAAACCGATCATCATTTTTTTTTATCTATATCAGTTAATTTCTTATATTCTTGTCTTAATTCTTCAAATAACGGCACAAGCCCTGGGAGTTGTATAATATCGTCGACTGTCATATCCCTAACTTTTCCGTCAATTTTTACCTGAAACTTTGATATAGATTTTATATGATTCTTAAACTCAAATAATAGAGCGTTCTCAATTTCTCCGGCATGTTCAGCAATTTCAGCGACTGAGGGAAAGCCTATTATGACTTTCCCTTGCTCCTGCTCCGGCAGTGTACGGTTGTTATTCCACTCCGGAGTATATGTTTTTTGTTTAGCTATGGTGTAAATCATCGTATCCCCTAAGCGTGAGTGTAAGAATAATAAGCAAGTTTTACACCATTTTCTTCATCTGCAGTTGGTTTAAAACCACTTTCAAAAGCCTGAGCTTCTCCACGTGTTGCACCCTGGTTAAAAGAGTTAAGTGTTGCTGGTACTAAATAAAACTGTTCAGTCTCGCCGGAATTAGTACTATCCTGAGTTAAGAGTCTTAGATAAAGAATCTCTTCTAATATTTTATTAACTGCATAAGTCCCAGAAGCCTGTACGATGTCAACAAACATATTCTGTATTCCACCCACTGCATCTGTAGTACCAATTTTAAAGATACCTGTTAAAGATCCTTCTATGTCAGTATCACCAGGGATAAATACTTTCCCTTGTTTGTCGCATAAAGATGACACGTCAATATCTTCTTTAGTAAAAGAAAGTGACCAAGCCTGCACATCGCACTTATCTACAAAAGTAACAAGTCTTACAATATCGTCACCTGATAAAGTTTCAGTTCCATCTGATCGAAACATATACCCTACAACTGCATTTGCATCTAATCCCGATGATGAGTCATCTATTGACATTACTACATACCATTTTCCATCCACTAATTCTTCGGATGCTATTAAATCGGCTTCAAAGGTTGCACTTGAAGCTTTCCCCATCTTGCCTGAAAGTGTTACTCTTGCCATGTGTTGGCCTCCATTAAACTATGTTATACTTTATTATACACCCATACTATTTTTAATGCAATAAAAAAACCCTCTTAATTAAAGAGGGTTTTTTATTATGCACTCCACATTACAATCAAATCAAACTGCCTACGGAATACTTTTTCTTGGGCAGTGTCTAAAGAACTTAAATCTAACTCACTTGTCACATCTATGCTATTTATCACCACCGGAGAATAATCTCCTATTAGCCCTAAACAAAAAGTCTGTATAGTTTTCAGGTAATCAACACAATCGGAAAAAGTTTCAGATAAAAACCCAACCGAGATTCTGGTCTCTCCCCCTGACTCATTACATAAAAAAGGAGCGTTTAAGGGGTCGTCAACTTGACTCATATAAATATAAGGTACTGATATTTTATCATAGCTGTAGGGATATCGAACGAAAATACCCTTGCTTTCATATTCATCTTTAAGAGCTTTGTATATTACTTCTAGTCCACTATTAGCCATGATTTAACACCCCTTTTAATATTTTAGCGAAAATCCTTGAGCCTGATTTTTTCAGATTGTCGGCTGCTGGTCTAAGGAACGGTTGGGCTGTAGTCCCTGGGTGCTGTACTGTTTTACCAAACCAGCTTTTACCATTTGTTAAACCCTTCCCTTTTGCTGTTATAGTGTGTGGTTTTGTATCAAATTCCACATATGGAGCATAATCAACCCAAGAGCCAAAAGTTGCCGTATACTTACCAGTTTTCTGGGCATTTATTGAGCCTTTTAGTTTACCGCCTCCACCCTGTTTATTTACAGGTACTAAAGGAACTGCAAGAGCAACCCCTTGTTCGGCAACAGCCAAAACCGCAATCTCTGCGGCTTCCTCAGTCCTACCGACAACATCAATATGTTTTACTCTCTTTACTGTAGTCATCGTTGCAACACTAACATAATCTCCTGATGATCTCCAGTATTACTAACAGACCCTTCAGGCGGATTATAACTAATATGATAATACTTACCACCGTATAAAATCCGGTCTTTGCTACCAATTACCACACCTTCAGCAACGTACATTCTATGAGTTGTTACATCGTCAAGGCTTTGATTTTTGAGCGTCTCAGAGCCACTGAGAGGCTGGATATAACAACTGATAGTCGCTGTCTTGCTGTACGTCTCTTTTTCCTCAGTACCCCAGTTTCCTGTAGTCTCTACAAGGCTATAAACATCAACTGGGTGAAAATATCTTTTAAAGCTATTGAGTAGGCTCATTAATTAGCACTCATAAAACGGGGCAAGGCATTTACAAACCATTGAGGCATCCCATAACGTCCATCAATTGCAGCCTGAGCGACGCCACGAACTACGGAAATACTACCGATCCTTTGGGAAGTCCATCCTGTATCAGGCATGTCTGTATTTTCCTGTAAAATGAGCCAATACAACCCCTTAGCTATAGTTACCTGTAGTGCAATATTTACCCCTACTGTGATTATAGTATTAGCCTCTGTTGCTGTAACGTCCTCTGATAATGTGATAGTCCCCTCTAAAGGATTTATATCATCAATATAAGAGCCTTCGGGTATATTGTTACCTTCGACAAGATCACCATGTAAAAGATAATCCATAACATCATCAAGAGTAAAATTATTCTGAATACCACCTGTAGCATTATTTAAACCGGAAATATTAACTATTTTAGAATCTATAGTCACATTCCCTGTAATTTGCATATTATATTTATTTTTTGTAATCTGTTTTACTTTAGAATCTATTATCGGGATATACCTGTTTATAAGTACATCCATAGAGGTGTCAGTAATTCCGAGTAGTTCCTTGGTTTTATCGAGTGTTATTATTTTCATATTTCATACCATATTCCTCTGATTTCAAAAGATATATCTAAACCTCTAATTACCATTATTATTTATACCCCTGGACTGTGAAAAACTGACTTATTAATCCAGTAAAATTATCATGTAATCCTACCCATAACTCATCACCATTATTACCGTTTAACTCTATCCAAGTACCTGACTTTGAAAATGTCCATCTGAAATTTAGGTACTCATTACCAGCCCCAAAATTAGAATGTGTTACATCGTAACAAACACCTGCCCAATCAACATTTGTTTTTACTACTTGACCATCGAGTAAATCAATTTCAACACCATTTTTTCTATACCCTGCTGTTATCCCATTAGTTAGTGTTATTCCATTTCCATACGATCCACTGTCAAAAGATCCACTATCCACTATTTGACCTAACATTCTTGATATTATAAACTTTTCACCTACACCCGGTTTAATTAGGAATCTTGTAACACTGCCTGAGTAATTCCCAATAGCATCTTTAGTACCTGTACCGTCTCCGGTAGTGTCTAAAATCCTTATTAAAATAGGGCTTGTGTTTTTGTTTATATTTGTCGGCATTTATTCAACCTCGTTTAGAACTTTCGGTTTACGTTTTGAAACTTTTATTTCTTCATACTCCTCATCATTTTGAAGTCTCTTGATAATGTCTTTGTTTTCAACTTCCCACTTAATGCCCGACTTAATATTCTTAAACCACATAATTAACCTCCTTAAAATATAGGCAGGCTTTTACACCTGCCTTTTAATCTAGCTTGGATCTGCTGTCATTACTGCAATACCATAATCTTGAACAAGTTTACCACCATAAAGATGTAAACCCTTAACAGCGTCCGCAAATCTACCCTCTGGCCTATAAGCTTCTACACTGTTGATCTGGTTTGCGAAAGTAATCGCACCATTATAACCGAACATTACCTTATATTTTGCTCCTGCTGTATTGGATACGTTATTACTAACCATAACATTAAATCCAGCAACTGAGCCAATAAGGCCTGTGGTTTTTACCTGATCACCCATAACGGTATCAGCAAGAAATTCGCCTGAATCTCTTAACATTTTTTTCATCCAAGGCGGTATAACTACCCATCTGCCGTTTGTCTGGACATTGGCTTCATCGAGGAGTTTTGATGCCTGAGTGAAATAATTATAAATGTCAGTTTTTACTGGGACTACTGGAGAACCATCAGTACCCAAGCCGACGATATTTGCAGCATTAACACCAGTATAAAGCCCAGCGATAAACTGATCGGCAGCGTCTCCGAGTGCATAACCTGCTCTCTGCATTGCATTACCCATAATTTTTGGGTTTTGCTGTGCTTTGTCGATGTCATCAATCTGAAAATTAAACATTTTGGACTGATTTATTAGCAAGCTCTGCTGTGCATCCGTAAGAGTTTCGACTGCTGTCATGTTTGTATTTTTAGTATAATCCGTAATTGTTACGGCTCCTACCTGGTTAATACGTACAGTGTCACCATACTTACTAATCTCGCCTTCCCAGTCTCTATTTACGATGTTACCGTATACGAAACTTTTGTCTAAATGGTCTAGTAAAGTTGCTGACCAAACCTCTGGAATAAAATTATTTATTGCCATTTTTTGCTCCTATTCCTAAAGGCCTATTATTAAACCCTCTGATTTCAGTTGCCTGATTTCATCAACAGATTTACCTTTAAGATCATTTACATTATATTTTCCCGGAGGAGTTTCCGACCTCTGGGGGGGGACACTCTTTCCGTAGAATTCTTTTTTTGTGGACTCTATAGCAGAATCAATTTTGCTTACTATAGCCTCATGGTCTGACACTAAATATTCAAGAGCTTTATCACCCAAAAATGAATAACGTTCGATATCACCATCAAAACCAATTTCTTTAGCCTTTAATCTTAAAGAATCTTTGAGTTCATTAGTTTTATCTTTAGCTTCATAAGCGTCAAGCCTGTCTTTAAGTTCCCTATTAGCTTTCTGCTCCGGTGTTTCTTCTGGATTAGCCTCTTTGATTGCTTTTTCCCTTTCGGCTTTTAATAATTCCGGTAATTTATCGGCTGTAAACTTTTCATCATGTGATAATACTGCCTTGCTTATTGCAGAATCAAGCCCTGATTTAAAAAGGCTATTGCGATCAATAAAATTGAGTGCATCCTCTTTTGTTTTGATATTTGCTAAAGGGTCAAGGTCTTTTACAAGCCCGTCGAGTTCCTTAATTTTAGCAGTATCTTTTAGGGTTGCATTTGCGGTAATCCATTCTTGAATTGTCATGTCTTTTTTCCTTCCCTGTGAGTTTATAACCCCACAAGTAAATTAGTATACTTAATGATACACCTCTAAACTCTTATTGTCAAGTTTCAATAGTTATCTCATCTGTTATGCTTAAAACATCCTTTTTGATAACAGTATAAACATTATTTGCACCATCTGATATTTGAACATCATAAAAATAGTCTTTAACATCTATTGTTGTATCTGAGGGTAAAAGAATAAACTCTCCCTTGCCTGTTGTAGGATCTGAAATTACAGCCGTACTTGAAATATTAGCCTCTGAATCCGGTAGTGTAATACTATCTTTAACTGTAAAGACCATAGTATATCCTGTTAAATCAAATATTACCCCTGCAGAACTTTTAACAGTTACACTGAAATTATATGTATCACCCTTAGTAATTGTCATGTTGTACCCTCCAAATCTTCACTTTCAATAGTCCCTGTTAATTCATTTATAGAAATACTTCCTGTAAAATTATCTTCTACCAGGTAACCCTCTAATTCTGCCTCTGATATAATCCCTGCCAATTCTTCACCTGACAATATAGTACCCTCCAAATCTGCCACTACTTGACCAACTCCACCCCCTGACGATGGATTCAATATATGCTCCCTAACAGTGTTGCCTGCTGGAAGTGTAGACTGCATGATCACAAACTCTCTTAAAGTCATGCTATCGAGTCCAAGACTGCTGGAGGTATACTTGCATCAAGTCCAGTCATAAGTTTGTTATGCTCTTCTGTTGATAATCCAGATCCACTTGTTACCTCAATAGCCTGTGCTGCAACCGGAGTCTCTAAGAATACCTGTGAAGCATAACTGCCTATTGTTGGTATAAATGGATTACCTCCACCCTGAACAAGAAGATTTCCTGTTACTGTTGTTAACCCATCTGATTCTTGGGGTCGTACAGTCCATCCGTTTTCCAGGTATAGATATAATGCTACTGGGGCAACCCCCCCGATCTGACTCATGGCAGGAAGATGCTTTAAATTATCTGACAAAACAAACCAGTCAATCCATCGACTCCATATTTCAGAAGCCGATACGTTAAAAGTATCAAGAGTAATTACTTTATTTGCTGCATCAAATGTAATTGCCATCCTTAACCCCTATAAATATGCCCTGTCTGTTTCTGCCACAAGTGCAATACTTAAAACTTTAGACCTTGTCAATACTCCTGTACCAACCGCATATTTTGAAAAGTTTGGTCTAACACCTACCAATGTAACAGGCTTATCCGTTCCTGCTGTACCACCCTCTGTATCACCATCATAATCAAAACTAAAGCCAATTGACCCAGCAGTTATAACTCCTGTAATAGGATTACCATCTGCATCGTTTACAGTTACCGCTGTGGCAGTTCCATAATCTCCACCCGGTGCTGAAGTAAAAAACAGTCTATAAGATGATCCTGAGCCTACCATTATGCTATTAAATCCTAAATTACCGGCTGCCTCATAAGGATTTTCTCTCGGGGTATTAGAAGTATCTCTAAACACTACACTATTACTATAAGTAGCAGGTACATTATCTATGTATACCCCTTGAGTACAGTTCAAAACATCACCAACAAAATAAAGTAATTCATCTGCTGTCTTACCGTTTACGCTTCCAGCACCACTATCTATGTCTGTATTCTGTCTAAGTAAATACTGAACCTTTGTATAAATCTGCTGTAATGTCGCATTATTGCCATCTATGATTACATCAAAATCATAAGTCACACCACCAACATCTCTTGTTGTCGCACCATAAGTTACATCTACACCAGAATAAGGAGCTCCACTCATTGCAGCGTCATTTGCAATAATATCAAGATCATCTTCATTCGATAAAAGCATATTTACAATATAAGCTCCTGTTGCCGTCTTACCTGTGTCCGCAAGAATACTATCTTTGTATTTTTTGGCGTATTCTCTGACAAAGCCTTTAAAATAAGACCTCTTATCAAAACTCCCATCTTCGTAAACTTTTATACCTTCATTACACTGATCGTCAAAAGTAAAGTCTATCGGTGCATCTGCTGAATCCCTTTGGTAGTAAAGCTGTGACCCTGAACTAACAGTTCCAAGTCCTACGATACCTGCATATACACTAAGTAAAGTTCCAGAAGCGTTATACTCTTCCCATCCACCGTCTCGCATCATTTGCCGAGTTGCATCGTTGGAAGGAATCCAGCCGTTATAATTACCACCTGCATCTACACCTATTAAGTACTGTCCTGAAAGTGCATCCAAAGCGTTCATTGGAAAAGGACTGTCCTGATAGGTTGATGTAGCCCATAGATCAACAAACTTTGAATATAAAGCCTGTATTGTAACTCCATCCTTAGCCACTAAGTTTCCTGCTACATTCAGCGTAAAAGTCCTTGCCGGTTCATCAATCGTTAATTCAGTCCCTACATTCAAATCTGCTTTATCTGTTATCTTAGCCATGATGCCTCCTATTCATATGCTCTGTCATATACCTGTTTAATGGGTAAATTAGTATCACTCGCCGATGGTTCGTAACCGTAAATATATTGTGTTACATAACCTGGCTTTATTATTCCAATATCAAAATTGTCTAAACTTTGATATGTATAAGAAAATGTCGTGCCTGAAGTCTGATCTTTTTGTGCTAATACAGTGTCAGTTCCTGCTTCGAGAATTACTACATCACTACCAACCTGTAACCCCGTTAAAGTGAGAGTATACTCTATCTGGTCTATCGGGTAGAAGTTATTTTTCTGAGCAGTTAAGGAAGTTGTCGTATCTATCAATAACATACTCATATCATTCTGCTTACCAGTTGCAGTAAATCTATGCTTTAATTTTACTCCAATACTTGGATCTACTGTTATACCTGTTAAATTACTAGCAGTTCTTGTGTTAAGCCATGTTCCGTTCCAGCCACTACCTATATCATACTGAAACTCTAAAGTCACATTACTCCACTCATTAGCGAACCATCCACTTGTACCCGTTGTTGCTGTATATTTTCCTGAAAATCCTGTATGTCCCAATGCGAAATAATCTTGTGTAAACTCGATTATATCACCATTAGCCATGTTCAAGTCGCCATCTTTAAAGAATAATGGGTTGCCTACAATTATTGCCGTCTGATCTGCAATAGATGATGGTGTTATCATTAAACATGCAATAGTTCCCTCTGTATCACTCTGAAAACCATCATGGAATTGGTTTCCGTATGAACCAACATAATTATCTTCCCAGCCAGTAGCACCACCGGGACTACCACTTCCCCCATGCAAACCTTTAAATCTTGTATTAGCTCCCCCTGATGGCTGGACTTCCGCAGCATATTTACTACTACAATTTTGAACAAGAATAGTTTTAGCTGTTGTTGGAACAACACAAAACTCCTCTGTTATTGTACTTGCCTTATCAAACCACAATCTTGCAACATCAATTCTGTCACATAAACCATTTACTTGAACTACATATTCCCCATCGATACCTAAATCAATCTTATCATCTATCATTCCGATAGCTCTAATTTTAGCCCCTGATTGATCAAGTAAATAA